GCCCAACTCGACCATCCGGCGCACCATCACCTTGATCGCCTGACCCGCCTCCTCGCGCGCGCCCGGCGGGAGCTTGCCCAACTCGCGCAGCATCCGGCGGGTTTGCGTGCCGGTCACACGGCCCGCTACGAGGAACTGCCCGCGCCACCGTGAGGCCCAGTTGATCGCCGCGACATGTTCCGCGTACTTCGCCGCGTTCCGGAGCGAAGTGTTCATGTCTTCGATCGCGTCGTCCGCCTCGGGGCCGTAGTTGCCGCCGATGGCCTTCAACTCGCCGCCCAAGTCCTTGATCACGCCGACGCGGCCCTGGATCGCCGCCGTCTGCGCCTCGCTGCCCAGCCGCTCGAAGTGTCGGTTCAGCGACTCCAAGTCCGGCCCGGCATCAGCCGCGAACGCAAGCTCCGCCGCCAAGGTGCCAACGAAAGGCACGGCCCGCAGCGCACCCCGCCCCAAGAAACGCCCCGCCTGCGCCGCGCGCGCGCTCCGCGCGTCACGTGCGACCTGTTCCTGGCCGAGCCAGCCCCCAGCCGCCATCCTGCCGCCACCGCCGCCGATGCGGCTCAAGAGGCCGCCGATCGCGCTCGGCGCGCCACGGATAGCTCCCGGTACTCGCCGAGCGGCCTCGAAGATCGCAGGGCCAGCCACCCACGGCGCGAGCCTCCGCAGCCAACTGCCGCGCCCACCCGTACCCGGTGAACGCTGGCCGCGCCCCGGGCCGCCGCCCGCGCCCGCGAGGCCGCTCCACAACGCCGCCGCCTGCGCCGCGCGCTTCACCATGTTCCACGCCGTCGCGATCAGCTTGACCCCGGCGACGTACTTCGCGACCCGCACCAGCACCGACGCGGTGAACAGCGCCGACAGCGCAACCCCCAGCCCGGGGATCTTCTCCAGCAGCAGGTTCACGAGCCGCAGCAGGTTCGTGAACGCCTGGAGCATCAGCGTGAGCGGCTGGAACGGAAGGTTCGACAGCAGCCGGACGATCTCGTTCAGGAACTCAGCCGCCGCCGGTCCCATCCCCGACAGCGCCAACAGCAGCCGCTCCCAATACGGACCCCCGGCGCGCAACGCGATGATCGTGTCCGTGAACGCCGGGTCGATCGTGATCCGCGCCCACACGATCGCGATCTCCTTCGACAACTGCCCGATCTGATGCAAAGGCTCGTACAGGCGGTTGAACCAGTTCTCGACCTTCGCCGCGCCCTCGAACGAGTTCAGGTACGCGACCCACCCGGCGGTCGCCCTCTCCGCCCCAGCCCAGAGACGATCCCCCAGCGGGCGCGCAAGCTCGAACAGCGCATCGAAGGTGTCCCACACGTTGCGGGTGATCCGCCCTAGCTGTTCGAGCGACTCGCGAACGCGATCGAGGAAGCTGCGCGTCGTGCCCATCTCCCGGCCCGCCGCCGCCGATGAGCGCCAAAGCTCCGTCCAGCCAACCACGGTGTCCGCCAACCAGTTCGTGAACGGACGCGCCGCGATCGTCAAATCCATGAGCGCCGCGATGAGGTTCCGGATCGCCCGCCCGGAGCGATTGATCAGCCCGGCCTGGTGGCCCATGAGCGCGCCCATGTCACCCAGCCGCGCCGGGGTCGTGAGATCTCCCGCCAACCCAGCCGCGTGCCGCCCGATCACACCCCCGGTGCGCTGCAACCCCCGCTCAAGGCCCGGCAGGAGCCGCGTAGAGCGCCGCACAGCGGTAGAGAGGCCCGGGAACAACTCCCGGCCCGCAGCGGCCCTCAGAGACAGCAGAGCGGGCCGCATCGACATCAGTTGCCGCACGAACCCGCGCGCCTCCGGCGACAAGTCCTGCATCGCCTCCTTGAAGTTGTTCGCGGCGGTGTTGCCCTCCTCCATCGAGCGGGTCGCGTCACGCTGCGCGTCAGCGAGCGCGTGCGCCGCCTCCCCCTGCCCGTAGATCGCGTCTTCGAGCGCCCGGTGCGCCTGGATCATCCGGTCCGACCCCGAGACGCCCTCCCGCTGCGCCCGGCGGTTGTCGGCGACAGCCCGCTGACGGTCCACCCGCGACTGCTTCATCGCGAGCCGCGCCTCCTGCACCGAAAGCTGCGCACCCTCCATCTCCAGCATCGACGTGTTCGGGTCAGACGCCGCGCGCGACAGCGCATCGCGCGCCTCGCGCAACGAGAGCGCCGCCCGGCGCTGGCCCAATACCGCGCCGCGAGCCGCAAGCTCCATGTCCACCAGTTCGCGCCGTGCCTCGCGCCGCGCGTCCGTCAAATCGCGCTGCGCGTCCGCGACCGAGCGGTGCGAGAGGAACAACTGGCGTTCCGCGCCCCGGATCCGATCTGCGGCCTGGTGCTGGCGATCGGCCATGTCCTTCGCCGTCTGCCCGGCCTGCTTCTGCATGTCGATCCCAGCCCCGAGCGCGTCGCCGACGCCACCCAACGCCAACATCAGCGTGCTGACGCCCTGCACCGCCGCGCCGATCGCCGCTGGCAGCGCCGCGAGCGCCCCCGCCACGTCGGCGATTCGAGGCAACAGCGCAACAAACCCACCCGCGAGCGCGCCGACGGCCTGGATCAAGGTCGTGATCGCGACAGCAAGGCCCGTGAAGATCCCCGCGCGCAACACGAGCCGCAAGCTCCCGAGAATCGCGCCCAGCCGAACGAGCCGAGCGGTGAGCGATCGCGTGCTCCGCTCCACCCTCTTCGAGTCGTCGTCGAGCTTGCGCAGCCCGCCGCCCGTGGACTTCGCCTGGCGCTCCGCGTTGCGCATCGCCTGTGTCTCGCGATCCCACGCCTGCGCGCCCGTCTGCTTCTTTCCCGAGACGCGATCGTTCGCCTTGCCGAGCGCCTCGATCGCAGCCATCGTCTTGAGCGCCTGCGCCTCCATCTTGCGCATCGGCCCGCTCGCGCGGTCGATGATCGTGAACGTGCCGGTGATCGAGGCGGCCATCTACCGCACCGCCTCAAATCCCGGCGCGTGCGCTCGCCTTGAACTTCTCCATCTCGCGCTCCTCGTGGAACTGCGCGCACGCGTACACGAACGTCTTGACCCGCATCGGGAAGGCGGGCGGACGAGGTTCGGCCTCCGGATCACCCAGAGGCCGGTATCCCTCGTCCAGTCCGTGAAAGAGGCGGTACGGGTCGTTCCCGCCGTGCTTCCAAGCGAGCGCGAGTAGATACGCCTCACCGCCCGCCTTGATCAGCCCGACGCCGCGTCCAACTCGGAAATGTCTTCCTCGTCGTAGCCCGAGATGTTCAGGATCTCGCCGCTGATCTGAACGATCAGGCCGGTCTTCCCGAACTTCCGGAAGTACTTGAGGATCGCGTCCTCCGGGGCAGGCCCCGACGGATGCGGAGGCTCGTTCATCGCCTCCACGAGCGCCTTCATGTCCGGCTCGACCGTCGCGCGAGCGACGATCCTCCGGGCCACGAGCACGTCATCCACGTCGCCCTCCCCGCGCCTGCGCTGCGCGCGCGAGCCGGTGACAGACGACTTGCGGATCTGAGCGATCACCTGATCGTCGATCGGGACGATCGTCCACCGAATCTTCTTCGGCTTCTTGAGCGTCCCGACGTTCAACGTCAGCGCCTTCGGCTCGACCGCCGACTCGTCGTCCGCGAGGAACAACTCCAGCGCGTCGTGAACCTCCTCCGCCGACAGCTTCTTGCCGGTAGCGGCGGCTTCGAGAAGCTCGCTAGGCGACTTGTCGCCCGCCTCGGCGGCTTCCTCTTCCTTCTTGCGACGAGCCTGCCGGGCGCGAACCTGCGCCTCGACCTCCGCCTCAGACTGCGGCTGCTGCTCTGTCTCGGTGGCCTGCATCGTGTTCCTCCTTCGTGCGATTCGCACGCGGTAGGGCGGTCCCGTCGTCTTCCCCAGCCGACGCTTGCGGCGACTGCGGCGCGGACTCGGTGCCGCTTGTGATTAGGTCGTGCGCGAGCGCGACCCCGTAAAGCCGGAACGCCTTCTCCGGCAACCCCTCCTCCACCTGGCACTCCGTCTCCAAGCGGGAGATCTCCGCGAGCAACGTCCGGCTGCCATGCCCCTCGCGGCCAGCGATGTACTCCTTGAGCCGCAGAAGCAGCCGCTCGTGGTCAACGAGCACGGAGACACCTAGTAACGCGTCAGGTACGGCGCATCCGGGATGTACTCTGCGTTCGCCGGAGCGATCGCAGACAGAGGCCGCTCGTTCTCCCAGGTGATCGGGAACTCACGGTCGATGATGTCGTCCGTGATCGAGAAGCCGACCGGCATACGCCAGATCTGCACGTTCTCCAACTGCCACGCCGAGTAGCCGTACGCCTCGGGATCGTCCACTTCCAGCTTGAGATCGAACGTCCGGAGCGTCGCCGACGGCGTGCCCCGGTTCGCGCGCCGCTCTGCGAGCGACTGCGACAGGAACTTGTAGATCTCAAGCTCCCACTTGTCGTCGATCTTCTGGATGCGGAGCGTGCCCTCGCGGGACTCACGACCGGGCTTGTAGCCCTGCTTCGTCTGCCCCACCAGCGGCACCTCGATGCGGTTGATCTCGACCGCGCCCGAGACTTCGACAGCCTCCGCGAGCAACTGGTTGTCGCGGTACGCCGCTCCATACATGCCGCCAAAGCGGCGGAGTGCGTCGGTGATTCCTGCCATGCCTTGCTCCTTCCGCCTAGCCGATCGTCACCGTGTTGAGCACCTGCTCCAGCGACCGACCGAACTTGATCGAGTAGTCGAGGGCGATGAAGTCGTCCTCGTCCGACGGGGCGGGGTCTTGCGAGATCTGGACGAACCAGCCCGGCTGGATCACGCCCGCCTCCTCGCGCGCCTGGAGGCGAGCCTCCATCTGGCCGCGCAAGTAGTCCCGGGTGCCCGGGGTGACGGCCATCTGACCGATCACGCGCATCTCCGCGAACTCGGTCAACTCCGTCTCCAGGTTCCCCATCGTGCGGACGAACTTCGGGACCGAGTAGATCTCCAGCGGACGGTCCGGATCGTCGGCGTCCGTGAACGTCGTCAGGCCCTTCTCGAACCGCGTCGGTGCGGACGGATGCGAGTCCCGCGAGATCACAACCACGCCCGAGTCGAGCGCCTGGAGGATCTCCGACTCGGTGACCCCCGTCGTGATCGACAGGTCAGCGAGCCGCGCGAATGTGATCGACATCGACTCGCCACGTGCCGCGAGAATCCCCGCGAGACGCGAGACAAGCTGCGACGGGTGCAGTTCTCCGAACCGCCCGTCGTCGTAGACGCCGCCACCGAGGTTCACGAAGTTCGGGTCGTTCAGCGTCCCCGAACGTGTGATGGCGTCAGACACCGTGTCCGGCGTGCCGGTCGCGCCGCCGCCGACAACGGTCATGAACCGCTTGCCGCCCTCGTTCAGCGCAACCGCCCAAGTCTTGAGCGACGCGAGGATCGAGGAGTCGGTGAGGTTCTGCGCGGCGAACAGCGAGAAGCGGTACGGCTCGGCGGCGCTCATCAGCGCCGTCCAGTCCGCAGCCAGCAACGTCGTGCCATCGTCGCCGCCCGTGAAGGACGAGGGCGAGGCAACCGCCGCAAGGGCCGTGCCCGACACGACCGCGCCGGTCGTGCGAACCCAGTCAGACCCGCCGGTACCGACGTGCGCGCCCGTGCCGTTAATCCGCGCGGCGAGATCGTCGATGTCGGTCGAGGTGTACGTGAAGGTTTCCGCCTCCACCCCCTCGACGTAGATCGTCAGATCCCGCTTCGTGCCGTCGAGGGCGTTCGTCACGACAGTCACGGAAAGCTGCTCCCCGTAGTCCCCGTCGTAGATCGCTTCCAGCGTTATCGCCGTCGCCGGGGTGGTGTTCTGGAGCGCCTTCGATGCCTTCGCGGCGGAGGCACCCACTTGGCGATACGCGAGCACCTTGCCTGCGCCGCCCTTGCCCGGAAGTCCCTCGCCGCGAAACGCGTCGAAGACCGCCTGGTACCCCGGCGTGTAAACGCCGTTTGACGACTGCTGAGCAGTCACGCCTCGCCCGAAGATGGTCAGGAAGTCGCCGAACGAACCGAGTTCGACGATCTGCTCCGACGGCCCCCACGAGTGAGTGAACGGGACGACTACGACACCGAGGGTGTTCGCCAGGATCGGCTCCGCCTCGGCGGCTACGAAGTTGAAGTACGCGCCAGGCCGCTTCGGGCGGGCGCTACGTGACCATCTACCTGCCATTCGCCTAGCCCTCCTTCACCTCGGAGCCGAGCCACGCCTTCGTGGCCTTCTTCGCCTCCTCGACGGTCAGGTTCTTCTTGTTGATCGCGGACAAAGCGCCCGCGACCTCATGTGGCTCGTAGCCCGTTAGCGCTTGCGCGTCCGGACCAGTCAGTCGTTCGACGGGGAACGCCTCGGCGTCCTCCTTCGGCTCCGCCTCCTTGGCCGCCTCGCGTGCAGCCTCCTTCGGCGTCGGCTCGTCCTTCGCCTTGCTCTGCGCGGATTCGGCCATCAGCGATTGCCTCCAATGACGGTTTCAACGGCCACGATCCGTTCCACCGTACCGCCGGATCGGGAAACCTCACATCGGAGATGTGCGCGCGCTAATCGGCGGAGCCGCCGACGATCACCGACTGCGTAGTCGTGCCGTCCTCAACGACGCCCGCGCCGACCGACCACTTCACTCGGATCTCGCCCGTGACCACCCACAACGTCTCTTCCTCGTCGGTCCGTGCCCGCCCTTCGAGCGCACCGAACGTGGGCGGCTCCTCAACCCGCATGAAGTCGCGCGGGTCACGGTCACCCTCCGTCGCCGCCTCCTCCAACGTCACGTTCGAGTAGTCGTAGAGCGGAACGCGCCACGGGTGGCCGCGCCTGATCGTCTGCGTCGGCCCGTAGGTATTCGTCCGCCCGAAGCTAGGCGCGTGGGTGCCGACACCGAACGCCTTGTGCAGCAACTCGACTACCCGCTCGGCCTCGACCTTCGCCTCGTCCGGCGTCGGCTTCTCGATCGGGTAGGCGACGACGGAGAACGTCCGGGCCATCTCGCCGTGGAACGCCCCGTGCGCCGTCCGGCGCGCCGGGAGCGACGTGAGCGCCAGGAACGGGCGCTCGAACACACCCTCCTCGTCGGTGAAGCGGACCTCCCACTCCTCCCCGAGCGACTGGTACAGGTAGCGCGTCATCGAGCGCATCGCGTCCGTCGGCGTCCGCATCAGTCGGCTCCCGCCTCGACCGCCATCTTCCACTCGTCGAGCGTCGCGCGGAACAACGTGCCGCCGTCCACCTCGAACTCGACCACATCGGCGGCGATCGCGACCATGTGCTGCCCCGGCGATCCCGGGTGCATGACCATCTTCGAGAAGACGTGCTCGCCCGTCTCGCGGTCAATCCAATGCAGCACCCCGCCGGGCGTCTTCGGCACGATCGGGTACTTCGACCCCTTCGGCCCCCACAGGCCCGTGCCGTACTCGACGTGCGGCGCGTAGTCCACGTCCGTCGCGACGCCGGACTCCCACGCGGGCCACGGCCCGAAGTGCGTCTTGTTCGTCGGAAGCTGGTACCAGGACGCGCGCAACTCGCCCGTGTCGATCGGCGTGTTCATCCGCGTCAACTCCACGAACCGCTCGCCGCCCCTGTCGGCCATCTTGCGCAGCGCGATGTTCGTCGCGGCCTGCGCGTCCTCATCGAACAGCGACGTAAGGCTCCCGCCCTCGTAGCCCACTCAGACCTCCTCCCGGCGGACCTCGCTGACGCGCTCAAGCGTCGCGAGCCAACCCAGGAGACTCCGGCGGCGACGCAGCGGCTCGGGCGTCCCGACGACGCGCCACACCGCGCTCCCAAGCTGCTCGGACTCCACCTCGACCTTCTGATCGGCCTCCAGTTCGACCGGCTCGCCCTCCGTGTCGCGCTTGCCGTAAAGGAGTGTCGGCTGCTTGCGCTCCTTGCGCCGCTGACCCGACTCGTCCTGCTGCTTCTGCCCCGCCGGGAGGGTCAGACGCGCGCGAAACCACGCTCCCGTGGTGTCCGCGTGAATCGTGCGACCCTCGACCTTCGTGCCCGTGCCGACCTTCTCCTTAATCCGCGCACGGTCAACCAGCGGGAGCGCCATCTACTGCTCCCACGGATCGAGCCGCCCGCCCGTCGGGAGATCCGACCCCCGGAAGCCGATGCCTCCAGACCAGTCCACCTCCTGAATCGCCGACGCCGGAGGTGGATCTCCGCCGAAGAAGCTGATCCAGTAGTCGTACTTGTCCGGCGTGAGCAAGCTCCAAAGCAGCGACGACAGCCACGGCCACGCGTGCAACATCCGCGCCTTCATCGCGTCCTCCGCAGACCGCCGCGTCTCCGAATACGGCCCAGCCGAAAGCGACTGGATCAGGTCGAAGTCCTTGAGCGTGTCGATCCGGTCCTCGTCCGTCTCGTAGAAGATCGACTCCGCGAGGCCCTGGACGGCCTGCTCGACAAGCGGCTCGTCCTCCGCCGGGACGCTCGCGAACTGGAGGCCCGTGATCTTCACGAACGCCGCGTTCGCGCGCGCGACATACCGATCTACATCAGCGGGGTCCGCGTTCTGGAGATCCTCGACCTTCGTCCACTCCAGAAGGTCGGCAGCGGTCGGAGCGTCCATGCAGTCACCGTACCGCCGGATCGGCGCTGGTCACATCCGAGAGCGCGGGACCGACCGTCATGGGTCAGCCGGTCCCGCCTCTCGAAGCTCTAGCTCTTGGACTTCCCGCCGGTCTTGCGCTGCTTGGCCTTCGGCGTGCGCGGGTTACCCGGCTGCTCCGGGTAGTCCTGCGACGCGGCCCGAGACGACGCCTCGGAAACCGCCTTCGCGCGCTCCTGCTCCGCCTCCTCGGCGGCCTCGCGCTTGATCTTGTCGGCCTCCTCCTGCGCCTTCGCGAGGATCTTCTGCGCCTCGCTGCGGGCCTCGGACAGCTTGCCAGCCGCCTCGACCTGCGCCTTGACGGCAGCGCGAGCCGGAGACTCCTTCCCCTCGTAGGGGTTCTCCAGCTTGCCGTCGTCGCCGATCACGAGCGTGTCCTTGTGGATCCGCTCATCCGGCGTCTCGTACGCGTACACGAGGTAGTCCCCGTGGACATCGAACGAGACGAGGCTGTCCGCGTCGAGGCCAGCCGCCTTCGCAACAGCGTCGCTGTCGATGGTCAGCTTGCCGTCCTCGTCGTACAGATCGGGCCGACGGCGGTTCTCCGGCTTGAGGCCGGACTCGCCCGGGAGAAGCTGAGCCGCGACGAACTCGCTCGTACGCGTGAGCGCGTTCGCCTCGATCAGATCCTCCGCGTTGCCAGCGCCGCCGCCGAACTGATCGGCGATGTCCGCCGACAGGGAACGATCCCGCTGGAAGTGCCTTGGCTCTGCTGATGGCATGTGTCAGGTGCTCCTTTCCGGGATCAGGTGACCGACGCCTTGAACGCGCCGCGCGGATCGACGGGGGCAGCCCCGAAGTCCTGGCGGACGAGCCAGTCGATCGACTGCAACTCGAACGTGTACGGATCCTGACCGCCGCCACCGAGGACATTCCGGACCTCGGGGTTCTTGAGGAACACCTGCGGGCGCTCCTGGCCGTTCAGGAACCCGACAGCGAACGCCGGAACCCTGCGCGGATCCGCGAACAGGTACCAGTCGTCCGAGTCGTTGAAGTACGCGTCGTAGACGATCGCGTCGTCCGGCAGGCCCGCCGCACGCAGCGGGTTGTACGTGCCCTTGTCGAACACGTTCGTGCCGGTGTCGTTGACGGTGGTGCCGGTGTCGCTCGACCGCAGGATGCGGCGAGCCACCAACTCCCAGCGGGGGTCGCCGACGGCGAGCGTCGAGACGCTGACCCGGATACGCCGACCCGAATCGTCCCGCTGCTTCGTCATCCGCGACAGCGCCGTCGCGAGGGTGTCCTCGCTCAGGCCCGCCGTAGCCGTGTTGCCCGTGATCATGTTGCCGCGCGCGACCGAGAAGAACGGATCCCCGTCCGGCGCAGTCGGGTTGGACTCGATCAGAGCGATGATCGCCTCGACGACGAACTCCGCCATCGCGTCACCCATCTCCTCCGGGGCCGAGTTGAGAAGCTCGTTGCCCTCGTCGTTGATGATCAGGTGGCGTGTCATGGAGTACACGCCGCCGTAGGTGTCCACGACCAGCGCGGCGGGCGGACGCTCCCCGCGCTTCATCTGGGTCCACTCGCCGTGCTCTCCGGTGTACCCGGGCTTGCTCATCCCGGTCAGGCCGTAGAGCCTCCGCTCGCGGAAGTCAGGAGCCGACTCGACGCGCGCGTACCGGCGGTACTGCTGCTGGACGCGCTCGTAGCCGTACCACATCGACTGGCGGACGGGGCCGAACAGGAACGACGGGAAGTCGAACCGAGTGTCCGCCTCTTCCAGGGTGCAGTTGAGCGCCTCCGCCAACTGCTCGCGAGGGATGCGACCCTCACGCACGTCATCGCGCCACTCGTCGTACGCCTCGAAGAGGCTGATGTAGCCGCCGAAGTTTCCGAAATCGCGCATTGGCTTCTCCTTTCGTTCTCCGACCGCTACGTGGTCGCGTCGCGGATCGTGTCCTTGAGATCGAGGTCGATGCGGATGTGGTCGTCCGGGACGCCACGGTTATCCGCGACGAGTTCGACGACCCGCCCGAACGGAAGATCCGTCGCGACGGCATCCGTCTCGATCTGCAAGGTGTTGTCCGCCGGACGGATGTAGACCGCCTGGCCCTTCGTGGCGGCGGCGATGCCGACCCCCTTCGTCCCCGTCGCGATGGAGAACTGGTGGATCCCCTTCGTGCGGATGTGGAACCTCTCGCCGACGGCGATCTCTGCGGCCTCGTGGACCGAGTAGCCATCGCCCCAGCCGTATGCCTTCTGCTTGATTGCGGCCCCCGCCAGCCCGTTCTCCACGCAAGGATCACCGTGCTTGGTGGTCTTCGTGGCGGTGACGTAAACGCCGCGACCTGGACGCTCGTACATGAGTAGTGCCTTCCTTTCCTCGTCGCCGCGCTAGGCCGCTTCGCCCGCGCCCTCGATGCCGTACGACTTCGCGGGATCGACGTGCGCCGACTCGCGAAGGAACTTGCCCCAGCCGGTCTTGGCCGGGTCGAACCCCGACGCGGCCTCGCCCTCCTTCGGTGCGGCCCCGCCCTGGTTGCGGATCCGCGTGGGATTCGCCTCCGCGAGCTTCTCCCGCTCCGACTGGATCTCCGCCTCGACCGTCTCGCGAAGGATCGACAGCGCGGGCTTGGAAACCTCGCCCGTGTCGTCGTCCACCTCGTCGGTGACGTTGAGGCCATCGGAGGGCACGCCCTCCTGGAGAGAGAACCTCGTGCGGAGGCCGTCCTGCCACTTCTCGGGCAGGTTGCTCTCCGCGATCAGCTTGTGAGCCTCGCGCTCGTAGTCGCGAAGCTGGAGGATGCGCTTGACCTTCTCCTCGGCCTGAGCCTCGGTTAGCTCGCGCTCCTCTTCGAGCTTCGCCTCCACAAGACCAGCGATGAAAAGCTGGCCCTCCGTGGACTGCGTGAGCGCCTCGATCAGAAGGGTCGGTGACTCCGACAGAGCCTCCTGGAGCGCCTCGGGGGTGATTTCTGCCATGTCGGACTCCCCTCCTTCGGGATCGTCTCGGGACTCGCGAAGCGGCTCGCCGCCCGCCTCCTCGCCGTCGCCGCTGCGAATCTCTTCGAGCAGATCGGGCCGGTTCTCTTGCAGGTACTCGACGAACTCGTCGTTCGGCATCGCCTCCAGAAGCGCAAGCTCGATGCCCTCCTCGGTGCCGTAAGCCGCTTCGAGCAGCGGGATAACCCGTCCGCCCGCACCGGCCTCGGTCACCCAGTCGAGCGAGCCGCGATCCTCGATGCCCTCCACCAGCCACACGCGCTGGCCGTCACGAGTGACAGGCCGCACGCCCGTGGCGTTCGCAGAGATCGACGCCTCGATGATCTCGGGGTCGTTCTCGATCAACTCCC